ATCCACAAGCTCATGAGCAAGGTAATTTGTTTTTACTTGATGATGACGCACATAAAGTAGGATTGACTATACCAAAAAGAGATCCATACTTTACAGAGTGGGATAATACTAACTACGGTAAAGCAGAATATCCTGCGGAAACAGGTAATGTGATTATATTTCCATCAATGATATTTCATGAGACTGGAATGAACACGAAACACGAACCACGGGTCTCTATATCTGGTGATGTTATGATAACTATGAAAAAAGGTATTAAATCAGAACACAATATACCTTCACCATCTACTTGGAAGAAGCTATAATATGCTGTAAAATACTTACATGCCATTAACAAATGTACAAATTAGGCCAGGTTTAAATAAATCAGATACACCTTCAGGAGCAGAAGGGCAATGGATTGATGGTGATTTTATAAGATTTAGATATGGTCAACCAGAAAAAATTGGAGGCTATACCGCTATTGGTTCAGAAACTATAGCAGGCCCTGCACGTGCTATTCACACATGGACAGATTTAGAAGGTAGAAAATATGCAGCAATTGGAACTTCTAAATGTCTTTATATTTATTATGAAGATAAATTTTATGATATTACTCCATTACAAACAGCAATAACTGGAGCAACATTTGATTCTACAAATGGATCAAAAACGGTTACTGTAAATAAAACAAGTCATGGTTTAGATGTTGGAGAATATGTAACTTTCTCAAGCGTCACGATTCCAGGTACTTCTTCTTTTACTGCAGATGATTTTGAAAATTTTACTTTTGAAATTTTAACAGTCCCTGACGCAGATACTTTTACTATTGAAATGCAAAACAATGAAACAGGCACAGATATGTCTGCTGGTGGATCAGCTACAATCGATCCTTATGAGGAGGTTGGCCCTACTATTCAAACATATGGTTATGGTTGGGGAACAGATACTTGGGGTTCAAGTACCTGGGGTACAGGTAGTACATCATCAAATGTTATTCTTGATCCAGGTAACTGGAGCTTAGATAATTTTGGACAACAACTTATTGCAACTATTAAAGATAGTAAAACTTTTACTTGGGATCCAGGAACAACTAGTCCTCAATTAGAAACTAGAGCAACTTTAATGACAGGTGCCCCAACTGCTACTAGACTTACAATTGTATCCGACCGAGATAGACATGTAGTTCATTTTGGAACTGAAACCACTATTGGTAATACAAGCACACAAGATCCTATGTTTATACGATTTAGTGATCAAGAAAATTATAATGTATATGAACCTACTTCAGTAAATACTGCTGGAACATTTAGACTTGATACAGGAAATAAAATTGTAGCTGCCGTTTCTGGTAAAGACTATACATTAATTTTAACTGATACCGCTGCTTATACCATGCAGTTTGTTGGCCCTCCTTTTACATTTTCAATTAGACAAGTAGGATCTAACTGCGGTTGTATTGGACAACATTCTGTAGTGTATGCAGATGGACAAGTATTTTGGATGGGTGCTGGCGGAGCATTTTTTAAATTTGATGGTACTGTAAAACTATTACCATCGTTAGTAGAAGATTTTGTATTTACAACTTCAGGCGATAATGTTGGTGTAAATTATTCATCTAACGAAATTATATACGGAGAACACAATTCTTTATTTAACGAAATTGTTTGGTTTTATCCTTCAGGTAAACCTTTGACTGATCCTTCAACACAAAACAATAGATCAGTTGTTTATAATTATGTAGAAAATACTTGGTCACTTATGACTTTAGCTAGAAGTACTTATGCAGATGCAACTACTTATGATAAACCTTATGCTACAGAATATATCACGACAGGAGTTCCTACTATATCAAATTTAAGCGGAGCAACTAACACTTTTGGTGCAAGTACTTTATTTGAACATGAAACAGGTAATAATCAAGTTGCATTAAATGGTACACAAACTGCAATTCCCGCATTCATTCAATCTGGAGATTTTGATTTACCTTTTCAGGGAGATGGGGAATATATATTAAGGATTTCAAGATTTTTACCTGACTTTAAAAATCTACAAGGAAATGCACAAGTTACAATTAATTTAAAAGATTATCCAATTGATACAGGTACCTCTTCACAATTAGGGCCTTTTACTATAAACTCCTCTACACAAAAAGTAGATACAAGAGCTAGAGGAAGATCGGCAAATTTAAAAATTGAAAATACATCAACTGATGAAACATGGAGATTTGGAACTTTCAGAGCTGATGTTAACCCTGATGGAAGAAGATAATGGCTAAGATAAACGTATATGTACCAGAACCTCCTAAAGAATATACTGAAGAGGGTTTTAGACAAATTAACCAAGCATTGGAAACAGTGGAGAACCAATTAAACACGTCTTATCAGCAGGACTTGAAAAATGAATTAGATACGTTTAATTTCTTTTTATCATGACAATACAATATAAAAACGCAGGTTACGATTTAGATACCACAAATCTTACAACCGTATTAACTATTGATGCATCTTCACGAGCTATTGTTAAAGGATTTACGGTAGCAAATGAACATAATAATAATGTTGAAACTCATGTTTATTTAAATGATTTTAGTGCTAGCACTAGTTTTGAGGTTTATCACAAGGAAGTAGCTGCAGACATTACCGTCTATCCCCTAAATGGTGAGCCTTTAAATTTAGAAGAAGGGGACTATTTAACTATACAAGTAGACGTAGCTAACACCATTGGCGGTGTTATATCTTATGCACTTATAAATAGATCGCAGGAAAATGGCTAAACAAAAATTTACTCATTATGTGCCTCGTCCAAAGCCAAAAAAAAGACCAGGTCGACATAAAAAAAGTCTTAACAAAAGTGAAAAAAGAGATTATAAGAAGTATAACAGACAAGGAAGAGTATGACAAAAACAGTAGTTATAAATGGTGAAGAAGTTCCAGTTTTACCTGCTAAGGCTGAAGAAGAAATTGTTAATAAAAGAACGCAAAAAAAATATGCATCTAAAGAAGAATTTGATGCAGATGTAGCAGATAATAATACTGATACTACAGCGGAAGATTTACAAGTTAATCAAAAAATAACAGTTGCATCTTTACAGGTATTTGGTAAAACCAAATAATGCTTCCCATAGGTGGTTCAGAATTACAAGAAAAATTACTATACAAGTATGTTGATAATACATTACTTGGAGAGTTTGAAATAACTATTTCTGTTCCAGAAAAAAAACCTTTATCAGATGATAAGATAAATATTCTTTGGGTTCAAAATTCATATGATCAACCTAATTTAATAGATTGGTTTAAAAATAAAGATAATCATAAAAAATATTCTTGGTATGTTTTTAATAGTCATTGGTGCTATGAAAAATTTAGAATGATGTATAAACTACCTACACATCGTTGTGCAGTAATAAAAAATGCAATTGAACATTTTCCAGAAGTAAAAAAACATCATAAAGATGACGAGATTAAAATGATATTTCACCCTACTCCTTGGAGGGGTCTAAATGTTATTTTAGGTGCAATGCAACTAATTAAAAAAGATAATATCATATTAGATGTGTATTCAAGTACTCAAATTTATGGAGATAGTTTCAAAGAACAAAACGATGATCAATATAAATCTTTATACGAACAAGCTGAAAAACTAAAGAATGTAAACTATAAAGGTTGGCATGATAATAATTATATAACTGAAAATATATCAAATTATAAAATATTTCCTTATTCTAATATATGGGAAGAAACTTCTTGTATATCTGCTATTGAAGCTTTAGGTGCAGGACTACATATGATTTCCACTAATTATGGTGCCTTATATGAAACCTGTAGTGAGTGGCCTGTATATGTTCAGTATGATAATAATTATAAAAACCTTTCTACTTGTTTTGCATATGCAATAGAAGGAATAACGGAATATTTACACACAGATAATATGCATGAATATTTACAAAAACAAAGAGAGTTTTATGAAAGATTTTATAATTGGAAATTTAGAAAAAATGAATGGACTAACTTTTTAACAGGAGTACTTGATGAGCATAAAAAATAGTGAACCGATTTGGTTTGGTGAAGAAGAAAAAGCTCCAGAAACAAAAGATTTAAAAATAATGGTGGCTACACCTTGTCATTCTGAAATGTCTATTCATTATGTTCAATCTATTTTAGAACTACAAAAATTTTGTTTTAAAAATCATATTCCTATTGAGTTTAGAATGTTTAAATCATCATTAGTTACTCAAGGTAGAAATTTAAGTGTAGCATCTTTTTTATCTAAAAATTTTTCTCATATGTTATTTGTTGATTCAGATATTGCGTTTCAGCCAGAAAGTTTACTTAAATTAATAAAAGCTGATAAACCTGTTATATCTATTCCTTATCCTTTAAAAGACATATGTTGGGACAAAGCTTTTTATATGTTTGAAAAAGACAGAATTAAATCTGTAGAGGATTTACAATATAAAAGTATGTACAGGTATCCGATGAAAGTAGCAGACAATAATGACATAAAAATTAAATCTGGAGTAATAGAAGTTACTCATTCTCCTACGGGATTCATGTTAATTAAAAAAGAAACTATAAATCAAATGATTGAGAAATACCCTAATTTAAAAATTGAACAGGATACTTTAATGAATGGTAAACATAAGAAAATAGAACATATGTGGAATTTTTTTGACACTATTCATGACCCTAAAACAAAGACTTATTTAGGGGAAGATTTTGCGTTCTGCAAACTATGGAGAGATATAGGAGGTAAATGTTATGCCTATATACTTGACAAGATTACTCATGTAGGGGAACATCAGTATACTGGTCGATTTGCCGATGAGTTGATACATGTCGATAAATAAGATAAAATCTTTAAAAACAAGGAAACAAATTTAAAAATTATGGCAAACCCTTTAGCTATAGCATTAGCATTATACGGCGGATACAAAGGCTACAAAGCAGGTAAAGAACGTGGAGGTACCTTAGGTGGTATTGTTGGCGGAGCTTTAGGTGCTGCTGGTGGATTTTATGGTGGTCAATATTTAGGTGGTAAATTAGGAATGAGTAATGTTGCTGGGACTCAAGGATTTACTAATACCATGATGGCACCTTTTCAAGGACAACAAGCGGTGACCTCAGCAAATGTTGCTGCAGGTGCAGCACCATCAGGTGCAGCGGGTTTAACAGGCCCTGCAGAGTTAGGTATGACTACAAGAACTCCAACACCCACTCCTAATATATTACAAAGAATGGCTACAGGTTTTAAAGGTATG